ATTTTCAATAAATTCTCTATATGTTCTTTCAGAATTTGCATTTTTGTTTCTTGAAAACTTAATATCAATATTATTTAATAAACTGTTAAGATCACTATATTTATCAGTTTTGTAGACTCTATCAGATAAACTTCCAAAAGTTATGTGATGATCAATAAAAGACATTAATCTACCTCCCATCTCTGTAGGAATATACTCAAGTACTTCTCTATCATAATTATAATATCTACTTAAATAATAAGAAGTTAAATTCTCTAAACAATAAGATGATATAATACAACCTGACTTTTTATAAAATTCAGTTATTCTTGAGATAAAGTAATTATTAACATTTATATAATCTGTATTTTGAATAGACCTGAATATAGTAGATATAGTTTTATTCGGATTATCAAAAAGTTTACCTCTTATATTTTGTAACCCTACCATCTCAGAAACAATATATGAGTAAGAATCCTTCGTTAAAGAAGTATTAAGAGAAAATAATTTTGGTACTAGATAATTTAATTTTACTATTGAATTTGAAAAGATTTCTCTATTCTTTTTATTAAATACATAAATCTCATTTTTATCATCAGAATGTACTAGCTGTAGTATATTTAAAGAATCTATCATTTTTGATCTATAAAGTTGTTCTAATTGATGTACAAAAGAGGATATATTTTGAAAAATACCTTGAGCCCATGAATGTTTTATATTTACATATGAATATTTATCATCATATCTTTTATATTGACTATATTGATTGTGATAATTAAATAAAATATTTTTTTCATCATCTGGATTATTATTTAATTTATATTTTAAATTTTTTGTCTTAAATAAACATTTAAAATTGTCAAAATGCATTAAACATGAATTTAAATTTATATAAACTTCTTTATCAAAGAATTTATTATAGTACATTAATTCAACTAAATATATGAATTTCTTAAAAACATCTTGACCTGACCATTGAGACATATCTCCATTGTACATTAAAATATCTTGATCTTCTTCTAAATTGTTCACAATATTTGAAACTGAGTTTAACTGTTTAAGCTTATGGGTTTGAGATCTTACAACCATCTCTCTGTCACTGAGATTACATAAATGTTTAAAAACATATTGTATATATGATGCTTTAAATTTTGATATTATATCTAATTCATATATTTCTCTATTGGATTCATGTTGTTCTTTTCTTGAAATTATTGATAGACCTTCAGAATTTTTATTGATAGCTATATTATAGATTTTTGAAATTGTGATTTTATCATCTTTAAATTTATCAGAATTATAATTCATAAAAGAATAAAAATTTAATAATGTCATTTCTTT